TTCGTCCGTCGCGGCACGAGTATGCCGCTGGATCACGTCAGCCCGTCGTTGCTCGGAATCTTCGGCGGTGATGGGAGCGAGTTCTCGGCGCCGCCGCTCAAAGACGTCGTCGCTGGCCCGCTTTGCCTCATCCAATTCGCGGAAGGACTTCTCGTAGTCCCGCTCTGGGTTGCGGATCCCGAGGGCACTTCGTGCCTCGTCCTCAATCCGCCTCCTGGCACGACCGGCCAACTGGGGATTCTCGCGGAACATCCCGGCGCCCTCCGCCTGGTCCAGGTCGCGGAGACGGCGACGAAAGCGTTCATTCGGCGTCTCGGTTTCGCGGGCGAGCTGCTTCGCGTCGAGTTCGTAGGCCCGCCGGTAGTAGTCCTCCATGGCGGCGTTGCGGAGCCGGCCGTACTCATCTTCGTTGAGTATCCGACGCTGATGGAGGAAGTCGATCCGCTGAAGCTCCTTGTCAACAGCCTCCTCGGGCGTCGCCCGTTCATCCAGTCGCCTGCGGGCCTCGACTCGCCACCGCGTGTTGTCGTAGGTTTCCATGCGGTCGTTGAACTGGCGGGTGCCCGGCCTGAGACCTGCCTGCATCAGCTTGGTCTGGTATTCGAGACGCGCCAGTTCGTCCCCGCCATGGCCGAGCCGGAACACGCTCGCCTGCGCATCGCGCAGTGCGGCCGCTTGCTCCTTGGACAGCTTCGCGGCCTGCTTCCTGGCTTCCGCCTCGTCCTTCGCCTTCTTGGCGAGCGCGGCCTGGGCCACGTTCGCGCGCTCGATCTCGGCCGCGTGTTCGATCCGGTAGTCTTCCTTGGCCCAACGCTTTTTGGCCTTGACGCTCCCGGCCTCGTCCAATCGCACGAAGTGACCGAACGCCTCGAGGGTGCGGGCGAACGTCGTGGAGATCTCATGGCCCCCGGTCGCCTTTCCAAGCCCGCGGTCGATCGCGGTGAACACCGAGCCGATCGAGTTCTCCGCCCGTTTCCACGCATCGTCGTAGGCGATGACGCGCTGGATGTCCTCCGCTTCGATGATCTGGTGCTCGCCGGCGAGGTCCATCATCCGGTTCATATCGGACAAGATGCCCATCATCTGCGCGCCGCTTTGGCCGAAGAGCGTCATGGCCACCTGCGTACGGTCGGCCGCGGTGCGAACCCGCTCAAAGCGGGTGGCGGTGTCCCTGAGCGCCTCGACCATCGGCTTGACGGCCAGCTTCTCGGGGTCGAGGCCTAGCTTCCCAAAGGCCTCGCGCTGCTCGTCGGATCGCTCGGCCATGGCGCGCTGAAAGCACCCGACGCTCCGTGGATCGACTTCCGCGACGTGAATCAGGCTCGCGTCTCGGACGGTCTGGCCGGTCATTTCGGATTCGGCCTTGATCGTCCTGGCCAACGCCCGCCGGTAGTGCGCGTACTTTGCGTATCCGAGGCCAGCCACTACCCCGGCGGTGGCCAGCGGATGCGCCGCGGCCAAGTTGCCCAGCGAGCCGAGCATTCCGCCACTCCCGGGAAGCAAGGCCATGTGGGACTGCATGTCCCGGGCGGCGGATGCGATGGCCGCGGCCACGCGCCCCTTGCTTGCTCCCACCGCCGCCGCGGTGGCGGCGGCCTCGGCAGACAGCGTCGTTCGGAAGGACTTCCCCCACGGCAGGGAATCTTGCAGTCGCACGTGTGCCCGTAACGCTCGGTCGGGACCTGCAAAACCGCCCCATGGCGACTGTCCGGCAGACGCGGCCTCACCAAAATAGGTCGGTGCCCGATTGGCCCCGCGAGAACCCCGCCCAGTGAGAATCCCGCCCATGGCGGCATGCCAGTTGGCAGACTCGTCGGCCAGCCGCTTCTGTTGCTGGGCCCGCGACTGGAACCACCGGTCGAACTTCTGCGTCTCCTGTTAGAACCCACCGAACCCTTCGCGCGCCTTGCCGCATCGCGCCGGTGAACTGGCCGACGTTAGCCAGGAGGTCGATTCGGATTTTTCCGGCTACAGAGTCGCCCATGTCAGGGACTTGGGGTCATGGACTGGGTGGCAGGGGCTGGTCCTTTCGTCCGCGTGTCGCGCCCGCGCATCCTCTCGCAGACGGCCTCCAGTACGGCCTTCATTTCCTTCTGGGTCTGCGGCTTCGGCTCAGGCTTCTTCAGGAATTGCATGTAGTGCCCGGTCTGCTTTGGCTTCGTGCCGTGGGTCGCCCAGAGGGCGGCCACGATCTCGTCGGCCGCGTAGTCAGCCCGCGCGTCCGCCCACGGCTCGAGGTCGTAGAGGGCCCGCCACTCCTCGAAGAGCAACGTCGGCACCGTTTCCAGCAGCGCGTCTACGTCGAGGCCGAATCCGGTGTCGACGGTACGGCAGAGGAGGAAAGCGAACCACCTCCGGCCGTGCTTGCGGAGTTTTTTCGCCAGGCCCTCCGGTTTTCCTCAGTCAGGCCGTTGTGCTCGCGGCCGGCCCAATAGAGCCGCTCCACCATGGGCGACAGGACCGCGGAGGTGCTCAGCCACAGCACGTCTTCATCTTGGAAGATGCGATTGCCGGCGAGGTCGCACGCGACGAGCACCGCAAATGCGGCGCGGTCGTCGAGGACCTCGTCGTCCTCCTGGTCTTTCCAATGGGCAGCCAGCGCACGCGGGCAGACCCGGGCCACCGCGATCTGGCCGTCGTACTGCGGCAACTCGGGCGTCGGCACCGGGAGCACCGGCGACGACGCCGTCTGGGCAAACGCGCGAATGTCTTCCCGAAGGCTCACGACTATCTCCTTTCAATCACAGGAATCGCTGCCACCACCCAAAGGCCCACCACAGGAGCCGACCGGCCAGTGGCACGTCGCCCCAGGCTAGGACGGCCTCGTTGAGACAGCGGTGAATGCAGTTGCGGACTCTTCTCATCGGCGTCAGGCGTCCGGCACGGTCGGTTTGAGCGTGATGCTCCCGGAAATCGGACTATCCCAGGCGCCGCCGCCGTCGACGGCGGTTACGATCCAGGTCCCAGGGAGCGAGGTGTTCGATCCATCCGCCCAGGTAATCACGGGGATGGACTTGGTTCCTCGCACCGCGGTAGGCACTCGCTTCACCTTGGCGGTGATTTCCAGGTCGTCCTGGCCGGTCTCGAAGAGCTTGTTCAGGTCGGCGGGCTCGGTCACATCGACCGTGTTGCCCCCGATCTTGTACTGCATCCCGACCAGCCGGGAGACCGCCGAGTTCCCGAGGGACAACGTCGAGCCGTTGAACATCCGCGTCGTCATCTACCCGCACCATACGGCCTCCCGTGGCCTCACGGCTCCCGAATGTTCCACGCGGGCAGGGCGCGTCGGGATCGCGCTGTGCGGTGGCCTACCTAGCCCGCTGTGGTTCTGCGTCTCACTTGTTGCCGAGTTTCGCGGCCTCCGCTTCGATCAGGCCCGGGGCCCGGCTTTCAAATAGGGTCATTACCGCGGCTTGGGATTGGCGGAAGGCGCGGTCCATGAAGGGGTTGGGCGAGACCGCGCGCGCCGATTTCCCGAGGAATTTGCCGAGGTAGCTGCTGTAGAGGACGCGGCTTCCCGCGGCGCGTCGCCATCCGAGCTCTTCTCCGGACATGAACCGGCCGGTGATGCTACGGAATCCTCCAGAGGCTCCGGCGTACGCGCCCAGGCGGGCGCCGGCCGTCGAGACCTTTCTTCCGCCGGTGACCAGGTGGAGGTACTTGATCGGATCGCGGACCATCGCGCCTTCGCCGCGGTCCGTTCTGGCCGCGCTCAGAACCTTCCCCTTGCCGCCACGAGTCCTGGATACCGCGCGACGGAATCCGCGGCGGGCCCCGACGGCGATGAAGAGCTTCGTCCCGCCGCCGTAGCGGCTGAGCTTCGACGGCCCGAGGGCCCGCTCCAAGAGTCCCGTCTCTTTCGGTGCGTCCGCCCTGGCGATCGCGGCCACGGCCCTGGAGGCTTCCGCCAGGAGCGGCTCCATGACCCGTTTCCGCGCGCGTTCCGGCAACTCACCGAACATGCGGAGGACTTCGCGGTCGCCGGTCAACTGCATCGCAAACGTAGCCATGCCTCAATCCTCGTCGTCCCCGTCGCATCCGGCGTCGCGCCAGTGGGTATTGATCTCCGCGCGGTACAGGTCGTTTTCGTGGTAGTCGCCGAATTGCCGCGAGAGACGCCGTTCTGTCTTGAAGCAGATCGCGTCCAAATCCTTCTTGCGTCTGCAATACTGAGCGATCTCCGACGTGAGGGCGGACATGGCCCGGCAGATCGTCGCCGGCGTCTCCCCTTCGTCGATCTTGCGCTGGACGACGATCAGGATTTCGGACTCGCAGACCGGCACGCCTTCTTGGAGGCCGCGGACCTCGCCGAAATCGACCACCCAGACCTGCGGCGTCAGGAGCGTCGAGTCGGCCAGGTCGGCAACCGGATCGTCCTGCCACGAGGCAGTGAAGGCGGGCGTCGTCACGGCCTCTTCGCCCTCCCCGACCGTCGTGCCGAGGGACGTGGCGAGCGTGCCGAGGGCCGTCACGACGGCGTCGGCCAGGTCCATCAGGCGATCCACGGGTGTGGTCATTGACAAGGCACTCCCGAGTGGTCCCACTTCGCACGGTTGTCCTCGTCGCCGTTGCGATAGGAGCCCCACGCCTGGAAATTCTTGAACGGGTACTCGCCGAGATGGGCCAGACGGACCTTGCGGGTGGCCACCGCATGCCCGCCCGCCTCGAAGAGTTTTCGTGAAAAGTACCAGTCCTCGCTCTCACGCCGGCGGGTCCACTTGCCGCCCGGACCGCGGAGGACCTGGGTCGGGAAGTTGAAGCAGACCTGGGCCTGGCCGTCGGCCTCGGTCCGGTGGAAGACCTCCTTGCGAAGATCGGCCACCATGCAGCCGTCGTTGCTCAGCAGCGCGTGGCCCGGGTAGCCCAGCGCGGCGGCGTCCACCGTCTCGGGCAGGGCCATCAGTTCGTGCATCGTGAAGCGGCGCAGCTCGTGCCAGGTGTCCTGCGGATCGGCGATCGCAAGGCTGGTCAGGCCGCGGTGGTCCTTGAGAGGCACGATGGCCGCCACGAAATCCGCGCCGGTTGCCTCCGCCTCATCAACGAGGATGTCGGCCCAGCCCGGCTGCGGGTCGATGTCCGAATGGAGCATGGCGAAGTGGGTGATCTCGCCAGCCTCGGCCAGGTTGAGGGCATCGACCCAAAGGGCGTTGAAGGCGTCCCACGCCCCGAGCGGCGAGTGGAGGAGCGTCACTTCGTGGCGGCCCTCGGACGCCTGCTGGAGCCCGAGCGCGGCCGCGAAGGTGAGGTGCGAGCCCGGAAAGCCGAGGGCTATCTTGAATTGCTCGCCGCTCATGTGCTCACCTGCTTTGAGTGGATCCGCATCTTGCCGTTACGCTGCGAGAAGACCTTGGCACCTGCGGGGGCGAGGACTTCAAAGTTCTCCGTCGCCGTGGCGATCCGATCTCCCTTCTGGGGAACGATCGCCAGGGCCGGGATCTCGGGATCCTCTCCCTCGGCCTCGACGGCCGGGAAAATCATGTCCACCGCCAAGACCTTCCAGTCGGCGTCGGTGAACTCGGTCCGCACCTCGCCGGCGGCCTCGCACTGGAACTCCGACCGCCCCCGGATCGCGATCACCCCGACCGACCGATCGCCCCGGCTGTAGGCGATCGCCTCCCCGCGCGACGCACAGGCCGCGCGGAAGGCGAGGGCTACAGCCGAGGTGAGGACGTCGATCGCCATGGCGGGGTCAGAACAGGAGTTCCAGGGTGAGCTCCGACCCGGCGCAGTTGCCGAGGCTCGCGTTCCCGACGTCGGCCCCCACGGCACTGGCGCGGAGGTACCGCTGGCAATTGCTGGGGATCTTCATCCGGAACGTGGAGGCCGCCGCGCCGGTGGCGCCGGTCTGGACGATGCACGAGCCGGCCAGCGTCGTGGTGCTTGCGAAGTTCGACGTGTCCGAACTCTGAATCGAGTAGGTCATCGTCGTGGTGTCGGGCAGCTCCGTCGCGGTCAGGGCCGGGGCGGAGAGCAGCACCTCGCAGTCGAGGAACCGCCCGCCGCGGTCGGTCAAGGCCCCGAGGTCGATGCCGTCGCTGTTGACCGTGCCCGCGTCGGCGGGCAGGGGCTTGGTCTCGCACAAGTTGGCGTCTCGGACGCCGTGAATGGCGCGATCCATGGTATTTCTCACGAAATGGGGTTCAGGGTTCAGGGTTCAGGGGCCGGAGGCGGAAAGCGGCTTTCTGCGATCGGCTTTGGCTAGAGAGTCAGCGTCTCCACGTCGGAGACCGAGTCCGTCACGAAGATCGGGATCCGCTGGGTTCCGCCGTCGGCGGCGCCCTCGATGTCGGTCGGGATCGGGGCCGGGGCGCCCGTGGCGTTCGTGGCCGTGCGGCTGGCCCGGAGTTGGTAGAGGCTGCGCCGGCTCATGTAGCAGGCGTTCGGCCCCTTGCCGGCCGGGAACTTCTGGAGGGCCTGATACAGCAGGGCGTCGGTCAAGGTCTTGCCGGAGTCGGCGGTGATCTTCTTGATCCGGCAGGCGGAGTAGACACTGCCGAACTGCAGCCCGGGGCGCAGGTAGAGTTCCTGGTGCCAGCCCATGTAGGGATTGTGGTCGTCCGTGGTGTCCGTCAGCCGCACCAGTACCGGATCGGTGACCTCGGCCCGGCCGCCCTCGCCGAGAACCCACTGGACATCCTGGATTCCCCAGCGAACGAGCCACACGCTCGATCCCGTGGTCGCCGTGGTGCCCGTCGCGTCGACCACCATGTTGGTGGAGTCGTAGGACTGCAAGAGGCCCGGGAAGGCGTTGGTCTTCCCGAAGGTGGCGTTGGTCCCGTAGAAGAACGCTCGGCCCAGGGCCTGGAACGCGCCTTCGGTGATTCCGAGGGCCTCGATCGCCAGGTAGGCCGCGGCGCCGTCCTCGTAGGAATCAGCCACCGCCTTGTCGACCTCGAAGGGCGGGTTCATCAAGAAACACTCGACGAGCCGCTGCTCGAAGGTGCTCCCGGCCACCGCCGTCCCTTGGTTCGCGGTGCGGAAGTTGACCGTGGGGACCGCGGTCCGCACGTTCGGCTTGTAGTTCAGCCCGTTGATCGTCCGCGCGCCGCCGAGACGGACTTCGGGGACGGCCTTTGAGGCCTCGTCAATCAAACCCACGGCGGCGTCGCCGCCCTTGAGTTTCACGACATCCAGCAGGGTGGGCATTGCCACGAGTCGGTTCCATACGGCCTCCCGGGGCCTCCGGCTGCCCGATGATTCCGGAGTCGGCTGGCACGTCGGGTACGTGCCGTTCGGCGGCCAGACCTAGCCGACTCGTGGTTCAATGTCTCCGTGGTGAAGTCACTTGCCTCCGCCGGCCGCCATCGCGGCCTCGGTCGCGGCGGCCACCTTCGAGAGATTCTCGCCGAGGTGGCCGGCGTACTTCGCGGCGGCCGCGGCCCGCGGGTCCTTGTCGGCGGACTGGAACTGGACCGGCTCGGCCTCGCCTCGGTTGACGGCCTTCAGCGTGGCCTCCAGCGCGGTGACCCGCGCGGTGAGCTTCTCGACCTGCTTGTCTTTGGCCTGCTCGAAACTGAGGCCCTCGGCGTACCAGGTCGCGCCGTCGGGCCCGAAGGCGGCGAGGTAACGCTTCACCTCGGCGCGGGGATCGGTGGCCTGCGACGCTTCCTCGTCGTCCTTTTTGGGCTCCTCCACGGGGACCTTCTTGGGTTCCTCCTCCCCGTCCTGCTCCTCGGGAACCTTCTCGGGCTCCTCCTCCGACTTCGGCTGCTCGGTGTTCAGCACGGCAAGACCGGTCGCCGGCTCGGCGATTTGGTTGCGGCTCATGGACTTCTCCTGTTCGGAAATCGTTGAAAAAAGGTCCGCCAAGGTCGCGTCGAGCGTCTGGATCCCGTCGATCAGCTTTAATCGCTGCGCCTCCTCGGCAACAAATGCCGCCCCGGATCGCACGGCGGCAAGCTCCTCGTCGGACAACCCTCGCCCGTCGCGAACCGCGTGGTCAAAGGACCGCTGCGTCTGGTCCACGATGGCTTGGAGATAGGCCTGCTGTTCGTCCGTCACTTCGGTACCGGGGAACCCGGTCCCCTTCAGTGGGCCGGTGGCGAAGACAATGGCCTTGACGCCCTCCTTCGCCGCGGCGCCGGACATGTCGTACACGCCCATCAGCGTGCCGATGGAGCCCACCAAGGCGGATCGCTCGTTGGCGTAAATGCGGGCCGCCTGGCTCGCTACGTAGTAGGCCGCGGACGCCCCGAGGTCTTCCACGAACGCGAAGACGGGTTTCTTTGCGGCGGCCTCCCGGGTCTCCCTGGCGAGATCGGCGGTCCCCGCCGCGGTTCCGCCGGGTGAGTCGATCACGAGCAGGATTCCTCCCACCGAAGGATCGTCGGCCGCACTGCGAATCTCACGCCTGGCCCTGACCGTCGAGGTCGATTCGTACAGGCTGGATTCCCCCTTCATCAAGAGGCCGGTCAGCTCGATGACCGCCACCTTGGACGCGGGACTGCCGGCGGCAGGCGTCGCCGAGCTGGCGTGCCGGACCACCACGGGCTTGGGCTCATAGTTGGACTGCTGGACGTGCAATCCGAGGTCCATCCGGGCAACCCGGTCGAAGGCCGCGCGAAAGCGGCTTTCCTCCACGGCCCACAGGCCGAAGTAGTCGTCGAGGCGGGGGACGCGGACGGCCGAAACGTCAATTCCTTGCGGCATCGCTTCCCTCGCTGGTTTCCTGGTCGTTGGCATCGGCCGCAGGTGGCGTGGCCGCCGCTGATGGAGCATCCTCGCCTAACTTCTCGCGGCGGTACTTTCGGAAGCGGGCCTCCTCGTCGACGATCGCGTAGGCGTCCAGCCCGATCTCCTTGCAGACCCGCTCCGTGCGGGTGAAGCCGCGGTCCACCGCGGTGCCGTTGGCCTCGACCTCCTCCCGCGGCTGGACCCAGGG